CCGTAAGGGGGGCTCTTCAACCACGTCTCTTCTTTTTGGAGCACACCATGAGTCTCTCAGTGAGCGCATTTAGCAACAGTGAATTCGATGTCTGGCTCGATTTCGAAGGTAACTTCGATTGGATCGAGTTCGGTCAGGAATACTCTTGCAGTCTTGCGTGCATCTGTGAGTTGGTGAATTTCTTGAAGGAGAGAGGTTACGTGGAAATGCAAGGTGATTCCTTGCGCCCCGTGACATCCGTCGCGGGGATTTAGGCCATGAGTCTGCCCATCACAGCTCGGAACCGTTACATCAACTTGCCGCTGTCAGGGCCCCCGTGGACTTACCGGTCGACTCAGCTTGGGTATACCCAAGCCAGGCCGATAGATCGGTGTTTGTCCTACGAAAGGTACCTGCAGCAAGTGACCGAACCTAACTCAGGCTCGGACACAACAGTTGGTGACGCGGCTAATCTCGTGCATCCCCCACCGGGCATTCTTCAGCGTTATAAAGACGCAGCGAGCAACCGCTCCTACGCCAAGCTGAAGGGCCAAGTGGAAAATGCGGAGATAGGGGTGAACGTAGTCGAGTACCACCAGGCTCGAAATATGTTTGCTACCCGGGGGAAGCAATTCATCGGATTGCTAATCCTGCTGAAACGTGGTAAGTTCGCTGCCGCGGGAAAAGCGCTGGGGTGCACCTTCTATAACGGTCGGCCTCCTAAGGCCAATCGTAAAGGTTGGGCGCTACCAGACTATTCCAAGAAAACGAACGTCTCACTGTCAAACCTCTGGCTGGAATGGCATTTTGGCCTGTCGCCGCTTATTAGCGACGTGCAGGCTGCTGCAAGAGTCCTCACGGACCCTATTCCGAAGACTGCCATTCGTGGCTCGTCTGAAGAACATTTCGACTACGTTGAACGCACCGAGTATGGGGGCGTCGTGGCTGGAACGTACTACCAAGATAAGTGGGCGACTCGCGTCCGGCACCGTCAAGGTGCTTACGTCGCGATAACCAACCCAAACTTGGGACTTGCGGGACAGCTCGGGCTCCTTAATCCGGCTGCGTTACTGTGGGAAATCGTGCCATTCAGCTTCGTCGCTGATTGGTTCGTCAACGTTGGAGATTGGCTGCAGGGCTTCTCTGACTTTGCTGGCATGCAACTGGACTTTGCGTACTCAACTTCGCATATCTGGAGCTGGATGACCCGAGATCGCAGAGATGTGTATCAAGGCAACCTTCTTAGCTTCGGTCACTTGAAGGGAAAGTACGTTTCTTGTATTAGAGGGGTAGGTCTTACCTCTCCGATACTAAGTCTCAGACCCCTGAAGTTGCCCAGTTTGTCTAGAGTCGCGACCACCTGGTCGCTTCTCAGTCAGATTGTGCAGCGCCGCCGTTAGTAAACACTGCTATTGGGGGTATACCTCCTTATGCAGAAGAAACGAAAGGTTTCGAAATGCCAACCATGGCGAGTATCACCGTCAAGAAGTTCGACGGTACCACCGACATCGTGTTCGACCAACTCCAGGGAAGCGGAGGCGACTCGTCGCCCGCCATCTGGCGTCAGGACACGGGTCAGGCGGCGGGACTCCCCGTCGGCCTGCGTCCCATTTTTCGCCTGTTTGGCGGGTGGAACGGTCCTAAGACGGCTCGGGTTTTGCGCGGCTTGCTGCGCTTTCCATATGCCGTCCAAGACTCGACCACCACGCTGTACTCGGCGAAGAGTCAGGCGCAGATCGACATCACGGTCACCGTTCCCCAGGACCTTCCTGCAACGCAGATCAACGAAGCAACCTATCAGGCGATGAACCTGGTGGCCGCTGCGTTGGTCAAGCAGAGCATGGCGGCCGGGTACCCGCCGAACTAAAGCCGTGAGGCTACAGTCGGCGGCCTAGGGGTTCATCTCCCTTAGGTCCTTTCGAACCAAAAGAAAGGTGGAACATCTTGATAAGCGCAAGGCTTTCAAGAATCGCGCGCGCGTTTTATGCCGCGTACGAGACCCCGTTGGCCCGACAGGCGCTGGCTGCGCTTGACGAACAACGCTGGGAGGATTTGGTGCGTTTAGGCGCCGATCCAAAGTGCTACGGTGATGCGGAAACGTATTACGCTGATGCTTGTGTGTCTTCCTTTCTGAAGAAATTCAGCGGGGAGATTGCGGGCGTCGATCGCGTTAAAACTGCCACTGCCAAGTGGTGGGATGCGGAGAAGCTGAACTATTGGTCCAACCAGAGACTTCTACCCTACGTCAACTATCGATACCCCGGGTTTCGACCCGGTCTCGACGAGAAGAATGTAGCGATCGCCTCCTTCCTGGAGGTTGTTCGTAAAAAGGTAGAGTCGTGGATAGGATCCGCCCCCTCTCTTGTGGAGGGCCGGTTCGGGCCAGGAGCTACGATCTCAGACCGTGGACGATTAGTGACCGTCCCGGATAAGATGACTTCAATTCCAACACTGACTGCTAATTCCCTTTGGTACCTCCCGCAATGGGGGGCGACCACATGGGCGCGAGATGCGCTTAGGAATGGCCGACAACCAGTTCTCGTTCGAGGCAACCGTTTCGCAACGGTACCCAAGACGGCGTTGACGGATAGATGCATCGGGGTTGAACCCAGCATCAACGTCTTCTTCCAACTTGGTCTCGGACGAATCCTCCGGAAGCGCTTGAGAAACGCGACCGGGTGGGATTTGAACACGGCGCAGGGCATACACAGGCAGGTTGCCTGTCGTGCTTCTGCGACGCGAGAGTTTGCTACTCTCGATTTGTCGAATGCTAGCGATACCGTGTGTCGGAACCTAGTCAGGGTTCTGGTGCCCCCGTCGTGGGTGTTTCAACTTGAAGCACTCCGCTCCCCAATTACGGAAATTAGGGGGAAACGGGTATACTTGGAGAAGTTCTCCAGTATGGGTAACGGCTTCACGTTCGAGCTAGAAACCATCCTCTTTGCTGCTATCGTCAGTAGTGTGCTGGAAAGCACCGAACTCGGTCGTGGCGTCTTGGGTGAGGACTTGTTCGTGTTTGGTGATGACATTATCTGCCCTGATAGGGCAGTACGTGCTGTCACAGCCGCTCTCAACTTCTGCGGCTTTACCGTCAACGAAACGAAATCCTTTGCGGGATCTACGCCGTTCCGGGAAAGTTGTGGTGGGGATTACTTTGAAGGGAGGGCTGTAAGGCCTTTCTATTTGAAGGAGGAACCACTTGAACTTACGCAAAAGCTCTCTCTCGTCAACGGCCTCTCTCGTGCGTTCCGCTCGCCTTCGCCATCTTGGATGGCTCCTGGTGAGCTTCGCGCTTGGAAGCGTGCTGTCGATATCGTTCCAGTTGAGCACAGACTCGCGGGGCCTTCCTGGCTTGGCGATACGTGTATCAACAACGATGACGAGGAGCGATGGTCGGTGCGAACCGACCGTCGGGGAACAAGGCATATCCAAGTGAACGTGACTCAGGGGGGTTCGCTTCCCTGGTCTCACTGGAGCGAGGAGATTGCCTTAGCTAGCCTTGTATACGGAGTTGGTGACGGGAAGCGAGGCGTAATACCTCGCGACCCGAAACTGACCTACGTATGCAAGTGGGTGCCACTTATCAGGTCTTCTTGGCTTCCACCCTTAAGCAAGGTGGGGCTTCGACCTGAACACTATCCGCTAAAAGCCCTTGGGCCTAAGCGGAAGGTGGCATGCCGGGAGTAGTTACCCGGCTTTGGAGGGGTG